AGGGAGTAGTACGTGAGAAGCGTAGCCAGGGTTCAAATCCCTGTTTCTCCGCCAAGGATAAAGTCAAATTTGTCTCGGTCAAAAAGAGACGGATTTGGCTTTTTTCATACCGTTTTTAAGGCTTTTTCGGCTATCCAAAGCGAAATTGTCGAAAAATGCCCCTGAATTTACAGAGTTAGAGTGTCTCGATTTGCCAAGACTTTTGGTATTTTGTAGGGAGATAGGAAGTACGATTTTAACTGACAATGTAGGATTTGAATACAAATTCGTAGAAAAAACCGAACAGGAGTGCCTGCTCGGTCATTTTTTTATAATTATACTGGGCGAAAGTTTAGTGTATGTTTTCAAGGACGCAATGCACGGAATGCGGTCTCTAATTCAAGCGAAAACTTATCAGCGAAAGACTGACAAGTCTTCGCTTAATTAGAGGCAAACCATGCTAACCAAAGTGAGTCATTTCAAGCATCGAACGATGTCGGCTAAAGCGGATAAAGACTCGGCAGAAACCCGTTCGAAACTACTGACGATAACGCTACAGTCAGGGCTCAAGTTGTCCGACACAAAAAACTGCGACAAAGACAAATCAAGCGCATCGCAAATCGTACAAACCGTTTGTAGGCTCGGCAAAGCTTTGCGGTGCTTTAGTTTGTAAAGGGCGTCCGAGGTTATATCGGCCTCACTGCAGAGTTGGTAAAGAGACCAACCTCGTTCGGATAGGAATAATTCCAACCGCTCGAAGAACTTGGCACTTGTCCATAATTTGCTGTTTTCCATACAAATACCTCCTTTAATTTGGTCGGAACTAAAGTTGGCATAGGAAGAGCAAACCTCGGCAGATGCCTTACTATAAGACAAATGTCCGAGGATTTACCCGTGTTTTCAGGACAAATGTATTATAGGGGAAAAGCAAAAAGATGTTAGAATTATATCGGAAGGTACAAAGAAGATGTGCCGATGCACATAACAAAACCGCTTTCCCCGTAGTTTGCTGTTGACCAAAAGCATAAATAAGGTCAACATCAATATTATACAGATTATTACACCAAAGAGCCAGCGGTTTGGTTTTAGGAGGCATATAAAGTGGGTGTTAGACCTTACGAGATTAAATATTATAAAAATATCAAATGTAAAAAGGTCGAGTGGCTATGGTATCCGTACATTCCGTTTGGGAAGATAACTATTATACAGGGAGACCCCGGCGATGGAAAATCCACTTTTGCATTGAATTTGTCGGCTCTTGTGTCGAACGGAGTCAATATGCCGTTTAGTCGCAAGAAAAACGAGCCGTTTGCGGTTGTGTATCAAAATAACGAGGACGGGAAGGAAGATACCATCTGTCCGAGATTGAAGGCTTGTGGGGCAAATTTAGACCGAATTGCTTATATAGAAGAAACAGACGCATCTTTGACGATGGGAGACGAACGACTCGAAAAAGTTTTGGATGAAACGGGAGCAAGGTTATTGATTTTAGATCCAATACAATCTTACTTCGGAAATAATACGGACATGAATCGAGCGGGAGATATACGACCTATAATGAGCCGTCTTTCAAAAATAGCGGCAAGGAAACGTTGTGCGGTAGTTCTCATAGGACACATGAGCAAAGGGAAGAATGCCAACGGACTGTATAGGGGGTTGGGTTCAATAGACATTCCGGCGGCTGCACGTAGCGTGTTGCTTATATCAAAAACACCCGATGAACCGGACCAAAGAATATTGGCACACATAAAGAGCAATCTTGCGCCGATGGGTGATTCCGTGGTTTTTAGGATAAATGCCAATTCGTCCATAACTTGGCTTTATAGGAGCAAACTGACTGCTGATGATATAATGTCGGACAACTTCAACGACGTGCAAGGAAAAAAGGACAGGGCAACAAGTATTATCTGCGAATTGCTGAAAAACGGCGAATGCAAGGCGCAGAAGGTACTGGAAGTTTGTCAAAAGAAAGGCATATCAAAACGGACGGCGTGTACAGCAAAAGAAGAACTCGGCATACGCTCGAAAAAACGTAAAAACGAGTGGTTTTGGATAATGAAAGAAGACGTAAGAGAGGAATACGATGACGAGTAGACAAGACCGAATCAATGAGATATACGAACGAGTAGAGACCGAAGCGGGGGACTTGTTTATTCCTGCCAAAGAGAAAGAGGATATAAATAATAGGAACACCAGACTTCGAGTGTGCGCATATTGTCGCGTCAGCACGGACAACGACGCACAAATATCCTCCTTTGAACTTCAACAGGAACATTACCAAAGTCTTGTAGGAAGTCATCCGAATTGGGATTTGAAACACATTTATGCCGATGAAGGGATTTCTGGAACATCGTTGAAAAAGCGAGACGAGTTCAATGCAATGATAGCCGCATGCAGAGCCGGGCAGTACGATTTAATAGTCACGAAAGCGGTATCGCGTTTTGCGAGAAATCTAATCGACTGCGTTATGATCGTTAGAGAGCTGAAAGCACAGAATCCGCCCGTAGGAGTATTTTTCGAAACGGATGGTTTGTATACGATAACGGAAGATTCAGAGTTAAGGCTATCTATTCTCGCATCGTTTGCACAGGAAGAGTCTGTTAAGAAAAGCGAAAGCATGATATGGTCGTTGAAAGAACGATTCAAAAGTAAAAAACTACTTACGCCCGAACTGTATGGGTATAGAAGACCACGAGATGCGGTGGGCGGATATATAAAATACGGAATACTCGAAATAGAGGAATCCGAAGCTACCGTGGTGAGGTTTATTTTCGATGCATTCTTGGCGGGATATTCTACGGAAGGAATAGCCGCATTGCTGACCGACATGGAAATACCGACCAAGCTTGGCAACCAAAAGTGGAATTCCGGATCTATCAACTACATCCTTCGGAACGAGCGGTATTGCGGTAGCGTACTGACATGGAAGACGTTTACATACGACATATACGAGCATAAGAAAAGAAGAAATCAGCAAAACAGAGATCAATATCTGTATAAAGACCATCACCCGGCAATTATATCCGTAGAAAAGTACGAAGCAACTCAAACACTACTTATGAACAGAAAACACGGTATGCGCGGTGGATTGCATTTTATGCAAGTTATCGATATGGGGGTGTTTCAAGGTTATGTTCCTATCAATCACCATTGGTGTAATGACGATCCGAATGCTTATTACGAGGCTTCGGAGAGCGTGAAGACCGTTCGTGCGGAAAAAAGAATAAAACGCTCGTACTTCAGCAACTTCGACTTAACGGGTTATCAAGTGGTAAGGGGACAGTTTTTGACGGCTCGCTCGGAACTTCCGTGTATGAATATTTCAAGCGACAAGATTATGTTTAATACTTCCGTTGGGAAAAAACTTACGGATTATGAGTATATTCAATTGTTGTTGCACCCAACGGAAAGGAAGATAGCCATTCGTCCGTGTAGCAAGAGCGATGTGTTCAGTATAACTTGGAGAACGGGCAAAGGACAGCCGATAATGATAAAAACAATAAGTTGTCCGCATTTCAATAAGGCATTGTTTCAGATTATGGAATGGGATCCGGAGTTCAATTACAGGATACTTGGAACATGGATAGAGAAAGGCAACGACAAAATCATGATATTCAATTTATCTAACGCAATGCCTCTGGCTTTATTTGGTGGCGAGGCAGAACAAAGGAAGAGAAGAACGGCAATTTGTCCAGAAGAGTGGGAAGATTCGTTTGGAGAAGAATTCTATGATTTTAGTCTCGAAAACGACTTGTACTATACGCGCGGGACGGCAAATTGGAATAGCACCGTAGACTGCAGAATCGTAGAAGGACAAATGACGATACCGATATTGACGCACGCAGAACTAATGGAAAACGCACAAAGATTAAAAACAAAGGAGGTAACGACCGATGAACAATGACGAATACATACAAGAACTGATAGACGGCGAAGAGCAAGAGTCTGTTAATCTTGCAGGTTATCAGGTGGCAAAAGCGGAGTTTTTTGCACACACGAGAGAACCTGCGATTACGGTATGGGATAACAAACTTAAGTTTAATATGGCTTGCTTGCGAAGATTCCCCGGTGTGGTATATATCCAATTGCTTATACACCCAGACGAAAAGCGGTTGATAGTGCGCCCCTGTCAAGCAGATGCCCCGGACTCGTTGCGATGGGCGAGCGGCGGTGGAGAACGAGAAATTAAAAACAGAGAAATGCTTTGCCAAATATTTGCTGCAAAGTTATTTGAACTGATGAATTGGGATAGCAGTTATCGCTATAAAATGCTTGGGAAGCCTGCGGTTTACAATAACGAGGCATTATACCTGTTTAAGCTAACGGACTTTGAGTTGTTCGTTAACAACGGAAAGAAAAAGCGCCGTTCGTGGCTGCCGGAAGAATGGCGCGAGTGTTTCGGCGTGCCGTTTGAGAACCACGAAGACACATACAAAATAGATTTGGCAGAAGGCTATATTTCAACGGATAAAGTAGGAGAAATAAAATGAGTGATTATTTATTAAACGAAATAGACCTTGACGGATATCAGGTTGTAAGAAGCCAATATTTTCAAAAACAGGCAGAGCCGATGATGACGCTTTGCTACAATGCAATGGCATTCGGACAAGGCGCGTATCAGGCTTTTAATAATTGCGAGGCGGTGCATATATTATTAAACGACAAAAGCAAGACGATTTTGGTTCGTCCTGCATCAACGAGCAGTACTGAAGCTGTTGTTTGGAGAAGGAGCAAGGCCGAGCCGAAGTATTGCAAACTCGATTGTCCGCAACTTGGAAGAAAGATATATGACCAATGGGGACTGGATAAAAATCTCCGATATAAGACGTTCGGCAGATTGGTTCAAGCCGAGCAAAAGATACTCTTGCTCTTTGATTTCAACGAAGCGGAAATCTATGATGGAGCAAAGAAAGTGGATAATCATGAGTAAAGGGACAACATATATATCATTTTATAACAAACGCGGGGGCATTCGTATCTTCAAACAGACGATACGTGTACTTGGTCTGCCGAAGTTCATTCGTTTTCAATTACACCAAGAACGGCACTTAATGTTGTTAGAACCATACGATAAAATATCTTTTACGTCATTTCGCGTACCGATAAACCTTGAAAACGAAAACGGGAAATTAGACATTTATAGCAAAGCGTTTACTCATTTAATATCAAAGGTTATGGGGTGGGATTTTAATAGGTCGTATAGAGTTCTCGGCATAATCGATGAAGAGCAGAAACATGTAGTGTTTAACCTTGACCAAGCAGTGGAAATTACGGAAGATAACTCGGTTAACATTTTTGCACGGTTATATGCGGAGCAAACAAGAAAGGAGAACCTTGATGAATATAGGTGAAGAAATAATTAAGGGAACATACGGACAGATAGTGAAAGAAGTAAGAGGACGACTGTTCCTTTCTCAAGAGGCTTTTGCAAAAGAGATAGGAGTATGCCCGGCAACGCTCAACCGCTGGGAAAAGGGCAATTGCATACCGAGTTTTTTAAGGAAACAACTTTTTAAGAAGTTTTGCGACAGCAAAGGGATACAAATAGAGGAGCAAGAAGAAAATGGCAACAAAAAGAAAGAAAAGATTGAATAACAATGTTTATTTTGCGGAGCAAATCGTATGGAGAGGTGGACGGTGGTATAAGAAAAATAGCGACGGGTCACTTTTTTCTGGCATGTACAAGACAAAGATATATCCGGAAGATTTGCCGGAATGGTATTTGTTCGGACGGTATTACAAGAGATTCGGTTATATGTCCACCAAAGGGATAACCGACATGGTCTACAGACCGAGTAAGTGGTCAAACCATTTTCTCAAAGACGATTTCCTTTTTATTTCTTATAACGAGAAGATTAGAAAAATAGATAATCCTCAAAATAGTCTTGATGAATACGAAGGTTATGACGAAATGGTGTACGGTCATGAAGTTCTTGAAATACTGAAGGGCGCAAGAGAATATTCTAATTATGATATAACACCGTTTATTCAGCAACTAAAAGAGAAAAAGAAGTGGCTAATCGAGACTTTTCCGGAAGAGTTCGGGGAATGGGATTTCGATATAGACGAATGGTTTGAAAAGCCGATTCAACGCTACGCAAAGCAACCGACCATAATGGCAGATGTGTGCGAAGAATGGGAGAAGGAGGCCAAAGAAAATGATACCACCGATTGAACGCAATCTCGATTCGGTCTACTTTCGGGTAGAGCGTGACGGAAAATATAAAAGCCTATGCTTTACGGACTTAACAAGCGAAGAACAAGCGGAGTGCTTGGCTCGATTCGATAAAGACGCACTGATAAGAATGTGTTGTTTTTTGTCAGAAGTGATACGCGGCATAGGAGATCAATTCAATATCAAAGGCGGCGAAGAATGAGCGATTGTATGTCGCTCATTTATTTTATACGGGAAGATGTCGCTTAACTTGTACACCTTGCTCTTTACATTCGTATAGATTTATGCTATAATATGGTTAATTAAAATGGGAGAGGTATAGGAGTCTGTCGATGAAGCAAGAGAAAGCGTACAAAATAAAACTCATAAAAATCCTTGAGATACTGCGCCAAGATTCGGACGAAGACCATTACATAGAGTCCACGGAAATACTGTCTAAACTTGCCGCTATGGGCATAGAGTGCGACAGGCGAACGTTGTACGGAGATATCGACGTTCTCAATGATTTCGGGTACGAAGTATTGTGCGAGAAGAACCCCGGCAAACCGAATAAATATTGTGTGGTTGACCGCAGCTTTGACGTTCCGGAACTTCGCATTCTTATGGATGCGGTGCAGGCATCAAGTTTCATTACACCGAGTAAAACTGAAGTCCTATTAGATAAAATAGCCGACCTCGGTGGTAGCCATCGTGCGGAACTCTTGCGGAGTAATATTGTAAAATTCAATACGACAAAGAGCGCGAACGAAAGCATCTTCTATTCGATAAGCGAAATCAACTTGGCGATAGAGAACAACAAGAAAGTGTCGTTTGAATACTTCGACTTCAACTCAAAGCATGAGCGGGTATATAGGCGAAACGGGAAGAGATACTTCGTCAACCCGCTTGCCACGATTTATGACGATGACAACTACTACCTGATATGCTACTACGGGAGATTTGAGGGAGTGGTGCATTATCGCATAGATCGAATGGACCACGTGCAAATGGTTGCCGAACAGCCGAGAGATGTGTACAAAGGCGAGCCGATCGATTTGAAAAGGCACAAAAAGACCTTGTTTGGAATGTTCCAAGGCGAAGAACAGTTGGTAGAGTTCCAAGCTGATGCGAGCATTTTAGATCCGATATTTGATATCTTCGGAGATAAGGTGGAAATCACCCCGGACGAGAACGGCAAACTGCGTTTCAAAGCGGCGGTGCAGTTGAGTTCGACATTCTTTGGGTGGTGCTTATCGTTCGGAGATAAATTGCAAGTGGTCGGTCCGAATGAAGTGGTAGAAAAAGTAGTTGAGTATATTCAATCGTTGACGCGCGGATACAAAATAGAAAACAAAGGGGAGTAAAACGCTGATTAATTATAAATATCTCGTTAATTGTCGCAATTTGTCGTTGACATAGATGCTATAAAATGCTATAATATATTATAACATCTGACTGGAGGTTTGTTTATGGAGTTTAAGGACAAACTGATTGCGGCTCGTGCCAAATTGAATTTGAGCCAAGAGGCTATGGCAAGAGCATTAGACGTATCTTTTGCAACAATAAATAGATGGGAGAGAGGTAAGACTAACCCCACGAAAAAAGCCGAACTGCGTTTTAATGAATTTTGCATTAACAACGGAATAAAAGTCGAATAAAAGGCATTGCGAAAAAATTGGAGAATACTATGGAAAAACGCAAAGGAAAACTAAAAGTTTTTGAAGCATTTGCCGGGATAGGCGCACAAGCATCAGCATTAAAACGATTGAATATTGAATATGAGATAGTTGGTATTAGTGATTGGTTTATTGACGCAATAAAGTGCTATGCGGCAATACACTGTAAGGATCGTCAGGTTGAGGTGCCAGAAGACAAAGCAAAACTCTTGGAATACTTGTCAAAGTTTACGTTTAGTGCTGATTCAGTCAGACCGACAGATCTTCGTAGGTTATCGGAAGATGACTTGAGGGATTTATATAGGGCCAATAAACAATCCAACAATTATGGGTCGATTAGTGAAATAGATCCTGCGGAAATGCCTGAAACGGATTTGTTAGTATATAGTTTCCCTTGCCAAGATTTATCCACAGGAGGCTTGGGCAAAGGAATGAAAAAAGGTTCTGGAACACGATCAGGTTTATTGTGGGAAATAGAACGTATTCTATTAGGGCTGAAATCACTTAATAGGTTGCCAGAGTATCTGTTATTGGAGAATGTGAAAACAATAAAAGCGTCCTCGAATATAGAAGACCTTAATCAATGGCTTGAATTCCTTTCGTCAATGGGTTATAGCAGTGACGAGTGTATGATACTGAATTCATTGGACTTTGGTGTTCCTCAAGATAGAGAAAGAGCATTTATTGTAAGTCATCTCGGAGAACCTTTGTCGATAGAACATCGAGTTAGGGAACTTCAGCGTCCAAGAGAGTTCCAGATAAGAGATTTTATTAAAGACGATTACGAATCCAATTATATGTACAGGGCGGAAGCGGATATGGCGCAGCTCAACAAAACGCCATCCCGCGATGAAATGTGGCGTATCAATGGGAAAGAGATTAACGATGATACGATTATTCGAACAATAACCTGCAATATGGATCGGACACATACAGCGGCATTGTTTAAGTACAAAGGAATAAAGGGAGATACATATCGAAGATTGACCCTGCGAGAGGCATTCTTGCTAATGGGATTTACGGAGGAAGAGTATTCATCGGCGGCAGGACTTGCATTCAGTTATAGAAAACTAAACAAACTGATAGGAAATTCTATTGTAGTCAATGTGTTGCAAGCCATCTTCCAAGCGATGTTTGAGAATAAGTATGCAAAGGAGACGGATAATCTGTGATCATTAGACTTCCGATTGATACAAAATCTCTATATCTCAACATTAAAAACGATAACGAAACGGGGCATACAGCAACCGTCGCAACACCATTAAAGCAGGGGGCCTCTGTTAGAGAAGAGTTATCGCACATTTGGGAGTTGCCAGAAAATATTCACCAGAATAGTCGAGAAGGCATTATTGGTCAATTGCTGTCAAAGTCAAGGGCATTGGCACGAATAACAAACGTGTTCGTATTTGATAAGATTGCTGTGAATGGAAGCCTTTTAAGTGGAATCCCGTCATTCTGTATATACATACGAGAGGAAACAGACCCTAATAATTGTCACTATGGACGCTTAAAAGTGCATTATCCGATGAGTTTGCATTATAACGATAGTGAGGTCGAAATAGACAATAAACTGGTCTTAAAGGCAGTATCTGCGGAATTGCACGATTATGCGTTCATTGTAGAGGCATTCGAATACGATGACGAAAGTGGCGTATTGAATTTCGATGCAACCATTGTGGGCGAAAATAGTATCCCTTATTCCAAGGTCTTTATTAATAGGCGTGGTGTTGGGAATAAGTTTTCCACAGTGTTTAATGAAGATGCTGATTCTTACGATTCGGAAATCATAGCTCTCCGTGAAAAACGCGGATATGACAGTGTTGGTCCAGAAAACTTTTGCGAAGTAATGCAGTTCGATAGGGAAAAAGCAATTGCTATCGTGAGAGAACAGCTCGATGCCAGAGGAGCAAAGGACATAAGAATATTGGCTGACGAATACCCTTACGCATTGTATGATATACAATATACATTCGATGGGGAAAAGCGCTATGTGATAGTGCGTCACACCACGACAAAGCAAGTTTATTTCAATTTGCAAACCAACAAAATTGCTTTTTGCAATGATTTTTCTAAAATTGCAAAGGTGGTGTTGGTTACCGACATAGAAGGGATGCCCAAAATATATTCATTTTCAATTAGCGAATTGAATCAAATGTCGAAGATCATCAATTCGATAGGGTATAGGAAATCGGAGGATTAACAAATGAGTGAGTCTGTAGAAAGACAATTTCCAGCTAAAACGCTGCTGTTAGGTTTAAGAGCAATCGGATATAGTTTTTCGACTGCGGTTGCTGACATTATTGATAATAGTATATCGGCAGAGGCTACAGAAATTAAAATCTATTCAGATCCACTGGCAGATATTCCGTTTTTCTGCATTTTAGATAATGGCTATGGCATGACTACAAAGGAATTGGACAATGCTATGTTGTTTGGTTCAAACCGAGAAGACAAAGAAGAGTGTGAGCTCGAACTCGGAAGATTTGGTCTTGGGCTAAAATCGGCATCATTATCGCAATGCCGAAAGTTCATTGTTGCGAGTAAGAAATATGGCAAGATTCGCGCAATGGCGTTTGATTTGGATTTAATTGATGACAAATTATGGCTGTTACAGTTAGATCAAAACGAAATCGATTTATTGCCTCACATAAATGATTTACGAAACTATGAAACGGGTACATTAGTTATTTGGGAGAAATTTGATAAGATAGAAGGGCTCGCAAAGAACTTCGAAGTGAGTTTTCGAGAAGCGGTTGCAGAGTCAAAAAAGCATGTGGAATTCGTTTTTCATCGTTTCTATAACCAAATAAAGATTTATTACAATGAAAAAAGGATAGAGCGCCGAGATCCATTTTTAACAGATTCACTCGGAAGACAGCAAACGGGGCGAACATCCAATATAACCGTGGATGGTTCGACAATTACTATTATCCCTTATACATTGCCTTTTGCAAATACTTTAACAACAGAGGAAAAGGCATTATTGGGAAATCCAAAGAGTATTTTCGATGAGCAAGGCTTTTACTTATATAGAAATAAAAGGCTTATATCTTGGGGTAGTTGGATGAGAATGGGGATTCGTAGCGAATTAAATAAATTAGCACGAATACAGGTTGACATACCTTCTACATTGGACTCGGTTTGGATGTTGGACGTAAAGAAGTCTTCCGCAAAAATACCCGATAAAATCAGAGATAGAATCCGTATAGCAGTTGAGGACTCAATCGTTCGTAGCAAGCGAACGGTTAAAAACCCCGGATTGAAAGAGGCAACTATTGAACATAAAATCTGGGATAAAATCAATGAGCACGACGGGAACGTAAGATATGTAATTAATCGGGACAACCCTTTTATACAAGCATTGTCAAGCGTAATAGGGACAGAGGAAAACGAGTTGTTAGAAGTTCTATTGTCTCAGATTGAAGCGTGCATACCGAAATATCGCATTCAAAACGATGTAATAGATTCGCTAAATATCGTAAACAGTATGGACGATGCTGAAAATGATGTTTTAGTAGAACAAGTATTAAAATGTGTCGGCTTTTTCCCGAAAGAACAACAGGCCAATAAGTTAATGGAATTATTAGGCTTAGAGGCGTACAAGACTATTGCGGATAAAAAGGCGGAATTGCTAAAGAGGGTGCAAGAGAATGGATAAAGACATCTTATTAAAAAATGCCTACGACATCTTAAAGATAATGTTAGGAACGGCATCACATACTCACACCGAAATAGTCGCAACTGCGGATAGAGTGCTTGCGACGCTTGGTGCTACCGAAGTGTCTATTCGAGACGAAATAGTAATACGATATGAAGAAAATCATCCGCTTATTAAGGTTAGTGAGCCTGACGTGCTTGTAAATGACGAAAATGATGGGAAATGGTTCGAACGCAAGCAAGAACTCATAAAGTACAGTTTGAAAGATGGCTTTTTCGAACGTTATAAAAGATACTTAAGGCGCGAGGACTTCGATGAGTCGGTTATACATCGAATAGAACTTGATTGTGCAAGAACTTTGAAACAATGTGCCAACCCGGAAATGACAATGAACGTAAGTGAAAGGAAAAAACGGGGACTGGTAGTAGGAGATGTTCAATCGGGGAAAACAGCCAACTATCTTGGCTTGATTAACCTTGCTTGCGATTATGGTTATAAGATTATTGTCCTATTGGCAGGAATGACAGATTCATTGCGCCAACAGACACAGGGGCGTGTTGATTCTGGCTTTATTGGGGCAGTTAGCGATACAATAGGTGGCGGAGCAGAGATTACATATGTAGGCGTAAGTGCGGATGATCAAGTGCAGCATCACTATGCCGTGCCTTTGACAAACAATGAAAATGATTTTGTAAAGTTTGTCAAAAAGAACTTAAATGCAACGAGCGGAGATTTTAATAAGCCAATAGTGCTTGTCGTAAAGAAAAACGGCTCCGTCTTAAAACAGGTCGTAGAGTGGCTCAAACCGGGGCAACACAACATTAGTTGTGATAACATTTTAATCGTGGACGATGAAGCGGACAATGCTTCCATTAACACAAAAAAGCCCGAAGAGTATTCCGCATCGGTAATAAATGGACACATAAGAAACCTTTTTAACAATTTCCCGATAGCGACATACGTCGGCTATACTGCCACGCCTTTTGCTAATATTTTTATTAACCCGGAAGACGATGAGTTTTTTAAGGATTTATTTCCATCGGATTTTATAGTCCTACTGAACCCGCCATCGAACTATTTCGGAGCAACAAAAGTTTTTGCTTATGATGGCGAATCCAATTCTCGTTACATCCGCGAACTGAATGAGTCAGAACCAAACTTCTTGCCTGTAAAACATAAAGTTGGTATAAATCGCTTTGATGCTATGCCACAGAGTATGAAAGAGGCCGTTCTTTGTTTCTTGATAAATAACGTTATTCGGACAATTAGAGGGGCGGGGCAGAAACATCGTTCAATGATGATAAACATATCTGTACTGAATGACTTCCATGACCAAATTCACAGGGTTGTGAGTATTTATGTTAATCATTTAAAAGACATTATTGAACAGGACGATTATAAGCCAACCTCCGACTTTATAAAAAATCAAGAAATGGCGATGTTGTATGGTCTGTATATGGGTGATAAGCATTATATAAAGGACCAACCCGATTATTACGCCGATATTCGTGAGTCCATTGGTTGGGAGCAAATAAAAAAAGGACTTTATGACGAAATAAAGCAATTCAATGTTGTAATCATCAATAATCGACAGAAAAAGGGCGAGCGTTTTAGTTATGACAACTATAAAGAGGTCGGTGCAAGAGTAATTGCCATCGGGGGATATGTGTTGTCGAGAGGCTTGACGCTTGAAGGCTTGATGATTAGTTATTTTAGTCGGAATTCGTCTGCATACGACTCATTGCTTCAAATGTGCAGGTGGTTTGGATATAGACCTCGTTACGAAGATTTGTGCCGAATTTATATGTCACCCATAAACATTATGAACTTTAGAGCTGTAGTCGATGCAGTTGAAGACCTAAAAGACCAGTTTAGGGAAATGGCATTACGGAAAAGCAAACCATCCGAATTCGGTTTGATGATTAAAGAATCGCCAGATACATTAAACACGTCGCTTCTGATAACAAGTCGAAATAAGATGTATAATTCGGATGAAATAATTCGAATATTGAACTATGGCGGAACTTATGCGGATACATCAAAATTGTACCCGACTTGCTCTAAAAACGAGAAAAACATAAACACAGTCAATGCATTTTTCTCGGAGTTGACAAAGGCGGGGTTAGTTTGGGAAGATGTCCCAATCATCGATGGTAAGTCGTCCCGGCATATGATTCGGGATATAGATCAGTTGCATGTGGCAAGGTTTATACGAAGGCTTCAAGTCCCATATGAAAATGTCAAATTTGATGTGGATAACTTGGCTGATTATATTGAAAAAAGTCAAGCCTTTCCACTGTGGGATTTAGTTATTGCGTCAGGTAGTTCTGATAGTGTAAAAACTTTTGAGGGGGTGCGTTTAGTAAAGCGTTATTTCCGTCGAAGGGAGGGAACTCAAGATCTTTTACGAATTGGCGATAATAACAACCGATTGATAGATCCTAATATTTTTAACAGTGGCTTGACCAGAGAACAAATGGGTATAGCAAGAGAAAACGAAAGGCGGAGAGAAGCCGAAACAGGTAAGCCTTCATCGGGGTTAACGGTAACTGATTATTTGTCAATCGAGGATAGAAAACCATTGTTGGTTATATATCCAATCGATTTGCAAGAGCCACAAACCAATGTTAATGAGGATGAGATAACAGCGGTTAAAAACTTGTCATCCTTGCCATGTGTGTTGGGCTTTGCTGTTGGATTCCCTAAAAAGGAAACAGGAGAAAGGTTAAAATATCGAGCAAACAAAGTAAAACTAAATGCCATAAAGAAGGAAAGAGAGGAGCCTGAAGAGGATTCGGAGTATGATAGCATTTGACATAGCACCATTGTTCGAGAATATTACAGGTAGTAACTGTAATCTTATTAGAGCCAAAACGGATGATTCAGCCATAGGTGTTTTTTATGGAAAAAACAGCGATGGCAATTATCGACTTGCGTTTTTATCTAAATCGCAGCCGCCGCTGATTGATTCTACAAATTCTTTGAAGGTTGTGCAGTGGTCGGAAAATACGAATTTGTTTTGGACATGTGTTGATTTGATTGATGAACGCGCAAGAACTGTTTACTACATATTGGGAAACGATCTCATTGCAGCGGCTTTATCCAAAACCAATGATGCCGATGCTATGATTGCCGTGAAAAACAGATTTTACTCTTGGCGAAAAATGTTCCAACGGGCATCAACTCTTATGACAGAAGAAGCATATAAAGGGTTGTTCGGCGAGTTGTTTGTTTTGAACCATATAATGATTCCACAATTTGGAGTTGAAAAGGCTATTAGGGGTTGGGGCGGACCAGACAAAATGGCGAAAGACTTTTCGATTAACGATGCTTGGTGGGAAGTAAAAACGATATCGGTCAAGTCATCGACTATAACAATTACTTCGCTTGCACAGTTGGAATCGAATGCCGATGGGCATTTGGTTGCCGTAAAGGTGGAGAAGATGTCAGATGCTTACGATGATGGTGAGTGTATGGTGTCAGAGTTGATGGATAGTATAGTTTCGCAGATAAAGGAAGATGAATTGCGAGAAGTCTTTTTGACCAAGTTAGTAGCCTATGGTTATAGCATCAACAACGAGGGGGACAATTATCGATATAGTGTTGATGCCATTGCTCGATATGCGGTCGGCAATGGATTCCCTCGATTGACACATAAGGAAGTTCCGTTTTCGGAGATAACCAATATCTCATACGAACTTTCATTGCCAGCAATAGAACAGTATAAGGAGAACTGATGATGAACATAGAGGAATTCAGAGAAAGTTATATTAACGATGACATCAATGCGGAAGCCATCAACACACAAAGGTATCCGATTGAAGTCTTTATTGATAGTGCAGCGGATATATTAAAGAACGACTATTCTTTAATTACCGACATTTCGCAGTGTTTTTACGAATTTACGAAAGGAAATCGTGCGTATAAAAATATGCGCATAGATGCTGCATATTTAGACTTGCCTACGAATACATTGAACTTATTGATTGCGGATTTCAATGATGGGGAAGTAAAGAATATAACCAATGAATTCCTTAATTCAAAGACTCAATTGCTCCTTAATTACTTTGAAAACTGTTTGAAAGGTTTTTTCGTAAATGGAGAACAAGCGAACCCGGCGGTGCAGTTGGCGCGCGATATTAGGGCTAATATAGGATACATATACAAAATACATTTGTTTGTGGTTAGCACGGACAAGTTGAGTAAAGCCGTAAAGACACTCGATTTGCCTGACTATACCTTTGGACTTCAAACATTCAAAGTCGCTTTGGACGTGCTTGATATTGAAGGTATATATAGGTCGAAACTTGCTGGCTTCGCAAAAGAAGATGTTATCATAAAATGTTCCGACTTTGGGATAGAGGGCATTCCGTGCATAAAAGCCGAAATAGAAACCGATCAGTATGAGTCATATTTGGCTATCGTTCCCGGTCAGTTTCTTGCGGACATATACAAAAAGCATAATGCCTCGCTATTGGAAGCCAATGTTCGTTCGTTCTTAAAATTTAATGGCGGAGTCAATAAAGGCATACGCGGAACAATCCTAAATGAAAAATCAAGGTTCTTTACATACAACAATGGAATATCGACAACAGCAAAGAGCATTGAATTAGGAAACAATCCTATTCATGGATTGATGATTACTTCATTTACCGATCTGCAAATAATCAATGGTGGTCAAACGACAGCAACTCTTGCCGCAACGAATATTAAGAATGGAGCGGATTTGTCTGGAATTTTCGTTCAAATGAAGCTCACGGTATTAAAAAATGATGACCCAGAACTGATACGAAATATTGCGACTTACGCAAATAGCCAAAACAAAGTTAAAACAGCGGATCTTAATTCAAGCCATCCTTTCTATGTCCGAATGGAAGATTTTTCAAGAAAACTCTATGCTCCATTGGAAAGCGGACAATTGGTACAACAACTGTGGTTCTTTGAGAGGGCTCGTGGTCAGTACGAACAGCCAATGATGCAAATGACCAAGAAGCAAAAGGATGATTACAAACTGGTAAGACCAAAGGATAAGAAGTTTACGCTTACCGATTTGTCGAAATATATGAATGCGGCAGCGATGTTGCCTTATTATGTTTCATGGGGCGGCGAGGTAAATGCTGCGCACTTTCACAACAGCATGGTGAAGCAGTGGAATAAGGACAATACGGTGTTTAACGAACTCTTTTATAAAGAGTTAATTGGCAAGAAAATAATGTTTGCTTACATAGAACATGTGATTTCTGACCAACAATGGTATCAAGAGCGTCGCGCGTATAGACCCCAAATCGTTGCTTATACATTTTCAAAACTCGTTTATGAAGCGCAATGCGTAAAAAAGAGAATTAATTATAGGCAAATTTGGGACAATCAGAAAGTTTCCGATGTTTTTGAAACCGATGTTGCCCGAATTGGAAAACTTGTATTCGATTCGATATATGACGAAAATCGGTCGACAGCCAACATTGAAACCTATTGCAAGAAGGAGGAGTGTTGGCAGGTAATAATGAAGCAAGAGTATCAACTCACGGACGATCTTACCGAGTATTTGGTAACAAGTGCCGAACTTGACGCCGAAAACGCAAGGGCGAAGAAAGAACAAAGATTTGATAATGGTATAAGTGACGAAGTTTATATCTTCAATCAAGGAAGTGCCTATTGGGAATCCTTAATTGCCCGCGGAAAAGCACAAGAGGTTTTGGTTTATGGCGAGGAAAAAACACTACAAGCTGCTGTAAACTATTGTAACGGAATCTACGCACAACTTTCCAAATTCCAAGTAAAAGAAATACTTCGGATAGTAGATAAGTTGAAAGAAAACATGATTGTGTAAACGGGAAGACGCTTGAAATAGAAAAACGCGCTGTTTGGGGAAATCCCAGATAGCGCGTTCTCTTTATTTTCGGTCAACTTTTATGATGTCGACTAATTTTCCTTTGGCTTTCGCGTATTGAATTGTGTGCCACGTGCCGCCAGATTGCTCACCATTCCAAATGGCAAGCACTAAGTCGGAGTGGTCTACCATATAATCGTTCCGCACGAGCATACAGGCACGGAAGTAGTGATCATTGACCAACGTAACCTTGTCGGCTTTATCAAGGATAGTCTTGTATCGCGCCGTTTCGGCGGGAGACCATTTCAAGGTCTGATTCGGGCAGGGGATAGCGCACTCCAACTTGACGTCAAGGTCGTAATGCTCCCTAAATTGAATGACAGTTTCGGCAAAGTCCATATCGACGCCGAGAGCCATTCCGGAAATAAAGTGGTCGTAGCCGTTTTCAAGATAATCAGCAATAGTACAAGCAAGGGACTCGATATACTCATCGTAATCGGGTCCTTCTTTTTTATAACCCCAAGGCAACTTTGCGGGCCGATGCCCGGTAACGCACACAGTCTTCATAATTCGCTCCTTTCATAAACGATTATACCAAAATACTGGGCGAAAATCAAGCAATACTAAACTTACGCACAGTATTTTCAAAAAGAAAAAGTTTATACTAAATGCATAGCCAAAGTTTAGTAAAAGGAGGAGCAGTCATGACAATAGCAGAAGCCCTGTCAGCGAGATTGACGGAACTGATGGAAGAAAAGCATTTGACCGCATACCGCCTTTCGATGCTTACGGGCGTGAATCAAACAACGATAGGGGATATCAAACACAAACGCAATGTGGCGGTCAATGTTCGCGTTCTTTTTGAGTTATGCCAAGGGTTAGGCATTGAAATCGTGGAGTTCTTCAACAGTCCGCTATTTGCTACCGAAAACATCATAGATTAAGTAAATCATGACAAATATTTTAGTGGGGTGTGCATGTTCTTGCACACCCCTATTTTTATACCTGTCAGGCTCTTGACAGTGAAAGTGAAAATAGATATAATAGAGGTATCAAAAACGGACGGAGCGTCCGTTATTGAAAAAGTGAGGGCCATCACGAATGCAAACGAAGAAACCAGACTTGACGAACAAAATTAAACGCTTCATTGAAGAGTATTACGGTCAGTACGGGACAAGCCCGTCCATCAGGTGTATAGCGGAGAACGTCGGTTGCAGTAAGAGCAACGTAACGATATACATCGACTATCTAAAAGAGCAAGGACTCTTGGAGATAGGGGAAGACGGATACGAAACCGAAGTAACGCGAGCGACCGAAACGAACGTTGTTGCCGTGCCGAGACTCGGATACGTGCCTTGCGGACCGTTATCGGAAGAGTATGAATGCATAGACGGATACGTCAGACTTCCCGCATCGTTTGTAGGAAATGCGAAAAAGTGTTTCTTGCTTACGGCGTGCGGAAACTCGATGATAGACGCAGGAATTCATGACGGAGACCTTGTGCTTGTCAGACAACAAGAAACGGCGAACTATAACGACATCGTAGTCGCACTCGTAGACAATGAAGTGACGCTCAAGCGCTATCGCCCGGATTTAGCGAACCGAAGGATTATTTTGCACCCGGAGAACAAACGAATGAAAGACATTGAAGTAGAAGAGTGCAAGATACAAGGCGTAGCCACCAAAGTAATCAAGAATTTAGAAAGTTAAAAGAGGAGGATAACATGAGAACTCAAAAACATTGCGGCCGATGCGGTCAAAGGTTTGATATCGAGTACGAAGTCGATGTCCCCGTTAGCCTTGATTGTCCGAAGTGCAGAGCGCACATGATATGGACGTTTGATAAAAACGGAGACTTTGACGAGATCGTGAGATACAAAGATGGCGATGAAATAATCGAAGAAACAACGAGAGTGGAAATGCCATGACATATGATGCAAAATGCCCGATATGCGGCAAACTTAACAAGGACATGTACCTTGAAGAAACTGAGGGGAGATTTATCTGCGACAAATGCGGAAATGAAATCGAGATTCCGCATTTCAAAAAGCCGAAACGGATACCCATCTATGATAGCCGAACGCTTGTCGCAGCCTTAAATAATCGTTAAGCTCAACGGACACAGCCCCGTTCCGATGAGTGTGTATACGAAGGATACAGCGGCTTTTCTACTTCTGTGTAGGATGTCCCGACCGCACAATAGCAGTAGAAAAAATCCAGAACCGAAGTATCAAAGGGAGAGAGGAGGCAATATAACAACTATGCACTTTAAAGATGGCGATGTCCCTATAAAATGGGTATGCCTGAACTGCCGAAACATTATAGTAGGCTTTCAAGGCGAAGACGGTCTTATACGAATAAAGTGTCCGCACTGCGGCACGGTAACGGTTTCAAAACTAATCAGCAGACGTCACGTCCAAGTAGACGTGTTCGCGCCGATAGGGCAAGAGCTATTACGCTCCAACTAAATAAACTTGCGAAAGGAACTTGGTCGGTCTGAAACAGGGACAATGTAAAACCAAGACAACCCAATTGCATTAAAGCGGTAGGTTAAACCAGTATTGAGAGGCCACCGATTAACGAAATCCGAATAGGAGAGTAGTTAGTCGGTGGCTTTTTTTATTCCAAAAAAAAACTATCGAAAAAATGAAAAAACTTTTTTGAAGGTGCAAAAACCTTGCACCTTTGCCAGATAAAATACAGCCATCAAGAGCAAGGGAGGTGAGACAACGTGAGTTCTATGGAAAGAAGAATGGAAATTCTCGAAGTGTTGTGCCGGCGCAGATCTGACACGGTAGAGAATCTCGCAAACGAATTCGGCGTCAGCAAACGAACAATTAAATACGACATAGAGTATCTTTCGTTGTCTTACCCGGTATACACGGTTCAGGGAAACGGCGGTGGCATTTACATAACCGATGGATACCATCTCGGAAGGAAATACTTTTCCGAAAAGCAAACTGCGCTCCTTGAAAAATTAACAGAAGGGCTCACGGGAGAAGAACTTGAAACGATGAAAGGCATTCTCCAAACATTCAGCGAGCCAAAGAGAGGGATGTCATGAAAGTACATATACAACCATTCGTCCGAATGGTGAAGAGAGAATGCGGAAGTCTGTCGCTGTTCTGTATCGAGTTCAAAATCAGCAAAGCGGAACTAACGGCAATATTGCTCGGCGGTCTTCCGTTCAATTACGAGCAAAGCGAACGAATGATAAACGCATTCGGCGCGGAGAAGATGGCCAAGGTTATCGACTGGGAGGGAATGAATGTACGCTGTCCGATCTAACGAAACCATACGCATCTACGATTCATTCGCATATCGAGGGAGCATTAAGGATATGCAGGACAGGTTCTATGATGCGGACGATAAGTGTTGGGTAGTCCCGCTCACGAAAGAAAATTTGGCAACGCTCGGACTGCTCGGAGCAACGCTTGACGAAGAATTACAGGCTTTGACGGCAGATAGCACGGACACCAAAGGGGATGCCGAGCCGACTATAAAACCGCCGATAAAGGGCAGTCTTTATAGCCACCAAGTAAAGGCATACAACTTCGCACTAAAACAGTTCGATACAGGTAAGGCGGTAGCGTTCCTTATGGATATGGGAACGGGCAAGACAATCACGACTATTGCGCTAATAGGTGCGTTAAACAGTCAAAAGCGTATCGGTAAAGTACTTGTTGTGTCACCGAAATCCATAGTCGGAGTATGGGAAGAAGAGTTTCAAAAGTTTGCGGATTATCGGTATGCGCTGACTATTTTGGACGGCTCGATTGCCAAGAAAAAAGCAGTGTTCGGGTATATGAACGGCTCGGCATTGCAGGTCATAGTCGTGAACTACGAATCGGCTTGGAGACTCGAAACGGAGATAGGAAAGTGGAATCCCGACATGATTGTCTGCGATGAATCGTCCAAGATTAAAAACCCGACCACGGCGCAGTCCAAGGCACTACATAAACTCGGCAAGAAGACAAAATTCAACGTCATACTCACGGGAACTCCCGTCACGAACAATCCGCTGGACTTCTTCTCGCAGTATAAGTTCTTGGACGAAGAGATACTCGGACCATCCTACTACTTATTCCGCAATCGCTACGCCGTGATGGGCGGTTACCAGAACCACCAAATCGTAGGGTACAATCATCTCCCGGAACTCGTGGAAAAGGTACATAAGATAGCGTTCCGAATCAAGATACAGGATGCAGTCGACTTGCCACCATTCATAGACGAAGTGCGAACGATAAAACTCGAACCGAAAGCCGAGGCGGTGTATCGGATGATAGAAGAGGACTGCTACGCACAACTCTCCGCCGATACGGAAGTGACCGCAAGGAACATTCTGACGCAGCTTTTAAGACTGTCGCAATGCACGGGCGGGTTTATCCGTGACGATGCAACCGCCAAGCCACAGACCGTAAGTACGGCAAAGATAGAGGCTCTCGAAGACATCATCGATAGTTGCGTGGAAGAAGACAAAAAGGTAGTCGTGTTCGCAAGGTTCGTCCCGGAAATCGAAGCCATAAAAGCAATGCTCGAAAAGAAAAAGTTGGGCTATAGGTTGATTTACGGCGCAACGAAGGACAGAGCGGAGCAAGTCAAAGACTTCCAAGAGAACCCGGATGTAAAAGTGTTTGTGGGACAACTGCAAACCACGGGAATGGGGCTGACATTGACTGCCGCAAGCGTGGCTGTGTTCTATTCGTTGGACTTCTCTTACGCGAACTATGAGCAAAGCCGAGCAAGAATTCACCGAATCGGGCAGAAAGAAAAGTGTCTATACATTCATCTCGTGGCGAAGAACACGGTGGATGAAAAGATAATGAACGCATTAAAGCACAAAGGCGATATTGCGAAACTGATGGTAGATAACTGGAGGACGTTACTGCATGGGAAAGTTTAAGGATTTGACGGGAAGACAGTTCGGTAGACTTACGGCGTTAGAGCCATTGCCACCGCACGGAAAGAACACGGCTTTGATGTGGGCGTGCAAGTGCGAGTGTGGCGGAACGGCGGTTGTGAGGGGAACGGACCTTGTGAACGGACACACGATGTCGTGCGGATGCTATCGCAAGATGCAAAAGGCTATGCCGAATGGAGAACTGCGACTGCACCGAATATGGGCGAATATGAAACAGCGATGCGCTAATCCAAAGAGTAAAGACTTCAAGTATTACGGGGCAAGGGGCGTGAGCGTGTGTTCGGAATGGGAGGACTTCGAGACGTTTTTCTACTGGGCGATGTCGCACGGATACAAGGACGGACTTACGATAGAGCGCATCGATAACGGCGGAGACTACTGTCCGAAAAACTGTAAATGGATACCTAAACATAGGCAGAACAGTAACACGAGCCGCACGAGACGGTATGTGATGTACGGGAAAGTGTTTACGCTTGCGGAAATTTGCAGGATATACGGGGTATCTCGCAGCATGGTCGCGTCTCGATTGAAGAAAGGTATTCCGCTTGAAAAAGCAATCAAACAAAACAGGAGGTATCAGATGAATACGAAACTACTGGAACTGTCCGACAGACTCAAGGAACTGCGGACGCAAAAGAGCGACCTCGAAAGAGAGGTCAAGGGCATCAATGAAGAGATTGACGGGGTAACAACCGAAATGATCGACTTGATGACCACGGAAGAGTTGACTTCGTTCAATCGTAACGGAACGACGTTCTCGCTCGTCACGCAAGAGTACCCGGCACCAGAACCCGAAAGGAAAGGCGAACTATGGGAAGTCATGAAGAAAAACGGCTTCGAAGATTTGTTCACTATCAACAGCCAAACCCTTTCGGCAACGGTCAAGGAACTTATTGCGGCGAATGAGGGTGTACTCCCGGAATGGTTGGACGGGCTCATAAAAATTGCGGAGAAGAACAGTATCCGCGTTGCCAAATCGAAAAAATATTAATTTAAGGAGACGAAACAACAATGGCAAACGAAATCGTAAAGAAAGAAGAAACGGCACTTACCTTTGGTGCAAGCGCAAACCTTGGCGAGATCTTCGCAGAGGAACTTGACGGACTGACTCCCTCGTTCGAGAGAATCAAAATCCCGGCAGGCGGAGGTCTTGCCTACGAAGTACCGGGCGATGATCCCGAAAGTCCCGACTCGGCGAAAGAGTTCAAAGCGGTGATTTTGTATCATCATCCCATCTCGTGCTACTACAAGGAAGAGTACACGGGCGGCAACAATCCGCCTGACTGCGGCTCGATGGACGGACGCATCGGTATCGAAGCGGAGAGCGGGGAAATCAGGCAGTGCGCCGACTGTGAGTTCAATAAGTTCGGCAGCGGCAAGAACGGGGCAAAAGCGTGCAAGCAGAAGAGAAGAATCTACCTTCTTCGTGAAGGCGAGGCTCTGCCGATTATTCTCTCGCTCCCGACGGGCAGTCTTGCCGAATTCAGTAAGTACGTAATGCGACTTCTTTCCAAAGGAAAGAAAACCGTGAGCGTGGTCACTAAGTTCACGCTGAAAAAGGCACAGAACAGCGGCGGTATCAACTACTCGCAGGCGGTGTTCGCAGTAGACCGTAACCTGACCGAAGAGGAACTTAAAAACGTTCTTCCTTTGTCGGAGCAGGTCAAAGCAATGGCAACCAAGGTTACGGCGCTTGACGAAGAATAAAAACAAACGGGCAACGGGTGGCGGTAAAAGTCCGCCGCCCGGAAATCCAAAACGGAGGAACGATGACGGACATTTTCGAGAAGGTCAAAGACCAAGTTAAAATAGCCGATGCGGTAGAGGCATTCGGCATCAAGTTGAATAGCAGAGATAAAGGTCTGTGTCCGTTTCATAGGGAAAAAACTCCGTCGTTTTCGATTGACCGCAAGAACAATATCTTCACTTGCTTTGGCTGCGGTGAAACGGGTGACGTCATAACCTTTGCGTCAAAGATGAAAGAAGTAGAGCCGTTAGAGGCGGCGAAACTTCTTGCCGAGATGTTCCATATCGACGTGGACGATTGCATCAAGCGAACGAGCATAAAAGACTACCTGAAAGCGTGCATCAAAGACGCGGACAAGACCGACTATTTTCAAAAGCGCGGTCTGACCAAGGAAACGGTGAAGAAATACTGCCTTGGCTATGACGCGAAGAGAAACGCAATCGTTCTGCCGTATTCATCGGAACTACGATACTACCAAACTCGGAGCATATCCGACAAAAAGTTCTATAAACCGACAAACGAAGAGGCGGGTGCGGAGCCGCTGTTTAATTGCAAAGCGTTGTGGGGGACGAGCAAAGAGCCCGTCTTTATCGTGGAGAGTCCGCTCTGCGCCTTGTCTATTATGCAATGCGGCGGTGTCTCGGTGTCGCTCTGTGGTGTCGGCGGGGCAAACAAGCTCGTCAAGGAAGTAAAGACGAAAAAACCGAACGCTCCGCTTGTGCTGTGCTTGGATAATGACGAGCCGGGGCAAAAGGCATCCGCGTCACTTGAAAAAGAACTCCAAGCGGCAAAGATTCTATACATAGTATTCAACGTTGCTGGGAGCAAGAAAGACCCTAACGAACTCTTGATGTCTAACCCCGAAGAACTAAAAGCAGCGGTGGCGGTGGCAAAGAGAGAAGTTCGGAAAGTCTATAAACGCGGTGTGGCGAGCATAGCGGCAAGCGACTTGCAAACAGCGAAAATTGATCCGCCAGAATGGTTAATCCCGGATGTGTTGCCGCAAGGCTTGGCGATATTGTGTGCTTCGTCCAAGGTCGGAAAGTCTTGGATGGCGATGCAGATGTGCTTGGCGATAAGCCGTGGGAAAGAGTTCTTGGACTATGCAAGCAATCAGGCAGGGTGTTTGTATCTCGCTCTCGAAGACGGTATTTTCCGTCTGAAAGACCGACTCAACAAAGTGCTTGATGGCGGGAAAGCACCGAGCAATTTCTACTTGTCCATCAAGGCGAACGGCTTGGACGGCGGTCTTATCAAGCAGTTGGACGAAGAGTTCGAAGAACACCCGGACATAAAACTGATTATCATCGACACCTTGCAAAAGGTCAGGGGTTCGGCAAAGAAAGACGAAATCGCCTACGCAACGGATTATCGAGAACTCGGAGCATTGAAAGAGTATGCCGACAACAAGCGGATTTGCATTTTTCTCATTCACCATTTGCGAAAGATGGCGGACGAAAATGACGTATTCAATATGATTTCGGGTTCGAACGGCATCATGGGTGTATGCGACACGATATTCATCATCTACAAGAAAAAGCGGCAAGACGAAAATGCCGTGCTGTTTATGACGGGACGAGATATTCGGCAGCAAGACGTCGTGGTGCATTTCGATGAAACAAAGTATCGATGGGATATGGTCGGAACGGCAGAGGAAGAAGAGCGGAAACGCAAAAAGCGCGAGTACGAGAACAATCCTATCGTGAAAACGGTCAAAGACCTCTTAAAACAGTATCCGATGGGTTGGAAAGGCACTGCAACCGACTTAATCAAGGCTGTGTACGATGTGACGGGAAGTCCGTGCATTTACTCAACGGCGGCACTTGGCAAAGAGATAACGAGCATTGAAACGCAGCTATACTATGACGGCATCGAACACTCGATGAAACGGAGCGGTTCGAGCAGAGTACATTATTTCGGTAAAAGACAGGCTTATAAACCGACATATCAACGGGCGATATTCGATGAATCGGAAGACTAATACGGCTAAACTGGTCGATTTCGACCTGATAAGAATGACGGGTAATGACGGCAAAGTGACGGCAAGTGACAGGAAAACAGTTCTCACACAACACTATCCGTCACTACTGTCACTCCGTCACAACCGTCACATCCGTCACAAAAACGAGATTTCTAATAGAGGGGTTACTGTCACACTGGTAAAGTGTCATTTAGTGACAGGTGTGACGGTTGTGACAGGTAGTTTTATATAGGAGCGAAAAAAGTGAAGGAAAGCGACCTGATAAAAGCGATAAGCAATTATTTGAAAACAGTTCCAAACTTGTTCTTTTGGAAGGAACACGGCGGTATGTACGGAACGGCGGGAATTCCGGATTTGATAGTCTGTTATAAGGGCAGATTTATAGGTCTGGAATGCAAGGTAGGTAAAAACACGGCAACGGCACTGCAACAGCAGACGATTCGGCAGATATTGAAGGCGGGCGGATATGCGGTAGTCGTAAAAAGCGTAGGCGAGGTAAAAGCGATAATTCAAGCGTTTGAAAAGGAGTAGTATGGCAGACATCAACAAAGTGGTGATAACGGAAGAGGCGGAATTCGATTACGAGGTAATACTCGGACTGCCGATGCCGAAAGCCGACATAAAAGAGGCTTGCGAAAATTACATAGAATCCAGATATGACGGCGGTCGCACACTTTGGGGATATTACTACAAGTGGAAGTACTATGACGAAACCGCCGATAAAATGCTCCTGTTGTTCTTTTATAAGGGGCAAAAGTTCGGAACGATGCAAATGTGGGATTTGTGCGGAGTCTGTTTCGAAGACGATTGGAATGAAAACTTGGAAGACTGCGGACAGATACGAAGTTGGCTAAAAAGCAAGATCGACCCCAATGAAAATGGCGATTGGGTTTGGGACGAGCGTGTAAGAGAAGAAAAAAGACGAAAGGAAATGGAGGACTACTGCAATGACAACGACTGAAATCAAGGAATACTTGGAGAACTATACGGCCAAGAAAGCCATAGCGGAATACAAGAAAAAACAAGGATTGACCGAAGATAGAACTCTTGTATGTATCACGGCGATTGAAGACTGTATTGCAGGACTTCCTAACGGACTGGACGAGATCATCCGCAAATATTATCTGCAAAAGATGTCATTGCGAGAGATGAGCAAGCGGTTCTTCTTGGGACGAGATGCAATCGCCAGAAGAAGAGATAAAGCGATAGCCATTATAAGCGACTGTTTAGCCGAGTTATAAAAAGCGACACGACCGAGCCAAAAACCGCCAAAACGCGACAAACGGCAGATATAATAAGAGTGTAGGCAGGAGATAAATATGCCAAGAAAACCAAAACGACCATGTAGTTATCCCGGCTGTCCAAAGCTCGTGGACGGGCAATACTGTGAAGAACACAAGAAACTCGTAGACAAGCAATACAACGAGTACGGACGAGATAACTTCACGAAGAACTTTTACAAGACACCCGAATGGTTGCACGCGAGAAAGCAGCAACTCAATCAGCACCCGTTTTGTGCGGAGTGTTTGAAAGCGGGTAAAAGAACGAGAGCGACAATGGTAGACCATATCGTTCCCATCAAGCAAGGCGGCGAGCGGTTCGCTCCGAGCAACTTGCAAAGCCTGTGTTGGTCGTGTCACTCACGCAAGAGCGCCGAGGAAGGCTCAAGGTGGAAAAGAAAAGCGAGGGACTATTAAGTCTCCTCGCTGTCTATGTGTGACTGAACCCAAACTTTTAATTCTTCGTAAGCGATTTCGCCCGACGCTAACTTCAAGAAAACGGAAGATAATTCTTGTTGAGTATAAGATAGGGAAATTCCGTTTAATTTCAGCGTTACAAGCATTGCGTGTGCACCGATGCGTTTATTACCGTCAATAAAAGGGTGATTTTGCGTAAGACCGCAAGCCAAGCGAACCGCTTTATCAATCAATGACGGAAACAACTCTACAGAATTATACGTCTGCATAGGCGAAAGCAGAGCTGATTGTAAAAGGTTGTCATCACGCAATCCGTCCAAACCACCAGTTGCTTTAATAAGTTCGCTGTGCAAGTATAAAATTTGATCTTTAGAGAGCCAAATCATTTTGCAAGCTCCTTATATGCCACTATATTCTGGTCAATAAGTTGCTTGGACACGGAAGAAACCGCATCGTTAGAAGCCATTGAAATCGTATTGCGTGTGATTTCAAAAGGAATACGTTGCTCACGAATAGATTGTTTCGTAAACATAACCATTGCGGCGTTAAAAGAAAGGCCGAAATCAGAAAACAGTTCTTCCGCTTGTTTCTTAAGGTTTTCATCCATACGAATTGTGACATTAACGTTAGCCATAAAAACACCTCCAATTAGTTTTTCTATTACTATTATACTAAAACAAAAACGATTTGTCAATAGAATTATGTGCAATAGAAGTGTAAAATATGTGCTAACGAAAGCAAAATGCCACTTTATGAGGGAGGGGGACATCGAAAATCTGACGATTTCCACCCTAAGAGCGGGGCCGCAGTCCAACGCGAAAAAACGCGAAATCAAAAATCAAACGGAAAAATCAAAGAAATCAAAACCAATACGAAGTATTGAAGGACGGTTCGCCGTCCTTTTTGATTTCGCGGGAAATCAAAATAATCAAAGAATAGAGCGAAAATCAAAATATTCAAAAGGGAGGCAGTATGGCAAGCGGCGGAGCAAGACCGGGCGCGGGAAGACCGAAGAAAGCGGTCACGCAAAAGATACTGGAAGGCAATCCCGGCAAGCGTCCGATAGAAGTCGTGAACTTTCAAAGCGACAACGGGCTGGAACTGCCGAGCGAACCGCCTTCTTATTTATCAGCAAAAGCAAAAGAGATATACAAGACCGTGTACGCATGGCTGAAAAGCATCGGGTGTACGCAGGGAATACTGCCGTACAACTTGGAAGAGTACGCATTTTGCAAAGCGAGATGGCTTGAATGCGAAGATATGAACACCAAGCACGGACTGCTCGTAAAAGACCAAAACGGCAAACCGATGCCGTCCCCGTTCGTGGGTATGGCGCAGCAGTATCTCAAACAAACCAACGAAGTGTGGAGCAAAATCTACATCGTGGTAAGAGAAAGCAAACTGTCGAAGTGGGACGAAACAAACCCCAACGATGACATTATGGAAAAACTATTAGGGGGTAAAGCATGACGGAATACACAGCCGAAAATCCGTTGCGACTGATTGAACTGTTCGCAGGTATCGGTTCGCAAACGCAGGCATTAACGAATATCGGCATTGCACATAAAGTCGTGGCGATAAGCGAGATAGACAAGTATGCAATTCAAAGTTATGAAACAATGCACGGCAAAACCAACAATCTCGGAGATATCCGCAAGATAGAAGAACTCCCGGACGCTGACCTTTGGACGTATTCGTTTCCGTGCCAAGACATATCGGTCGCAGGCAAGGGCGCGGGCATTAAGGAAGGCACTCGCAGTGGATTGCTGTTTGAAGTCGAGCGGTTATTGCGTGTTGCATCGGAAAAGGGAACACTTCCGAAATACCTATTGCTTGAGAACGTCAAGAACCTTGTTAGCAAGAAGTTCAAGGCAGACTTCGATAAATGGCTCGATTTTCTCACCGAACTCGGCTACACAAACTATTGGAAAGTGTTGAATGCCAAGGACTACGGCATTCCGCAGAACCGAGAACGGGTTTTCTGCGTATCTATCAGGGGTGAGCACAAGCCTTTTGTGTTTCCAAAACCCAAGGAATTGACTATTCGTCTGCGAGATATGATTGATGAAACGGTCGATGAAAGGTTCTATCTCAAGGAAAGCACAATACGGAGCATACTTCGTTCGACATTTAACAGTCGAAGAGATAGCATTCGTCCCGGTGACGGGCTCGCAAATACACTTCTTGCAAGAGATTGGCGCGGACCGCAATGTGTCCAAGTCGGAGAAGTGGTAGGCGGTAAGTGGGACAAGATGCACGACATCAGCAAGCGTGTGTATGAACCAAACGGTATCGCTCCGACCGTGCATTGTCAGCAAGGCGGCAATACCGAACTGAAAATAGCCGAAGACTTCGTGCTTGGCGGACTTCAAAAGCACCAGACGCCGAGAACGGACGGCATTAGTCCAACGCTCACCGAGGCGATGGGCAAAGGTGGCGGTCAAACTCCTATCATCATCGACACGGCCGAGCCGAAAGAACGCTTTTATAAGCAAGCATTCGAAACGCTGAAAGAGAACGAGTGCAAAGTCGGTGATACGATAGACGCCTTCAATAAGAAAGTGAACAAGAGTGGCGTGTGTCCGACTCTTACTACTCGACCGGAAGGGTTCAAGACAGCAATTCTTCCCGTTGTTGGGGCGATGCGTGGAAGAAACCCCGAAGATCCGTCCGACAGAACGGCGGGAGTGCCGACCGAACAGAGACTTGAAATCAACGAAAAAGGTCTTTGTAATGCTTTGACCACGGTTCAAAAGGACAATCTTGTGATTGAAGAAGACAAACAGGACTACGTAAGCCGAAGATATAACGAATTTATCGAAGAAAAAGGGTATGTTCCAGAAATGTTCGTGGCATACAACAAGACCGAGATAAAGGATGTTGCCCCAACGCTTACAGGGCAATGCAGCTCTCCGTCCGGAAGTTCTGCTGTGTTAAAACTCGAAACTCCCGTCAAGGTGAATGTAGCAACCAAGCAGGGCTACGAAGAAGCCAACCCCGGCGATTATGTCAACATTACATATCCCAGCAGCAAGACAAAGCGCGGTCGAGTGGGTAACGGAGTAGCGCATACCTTGACTTGCGGTGACGGGAATGCGGTGATCACCGAGAATGTGAGAATCCGCAAGCTCACACCGAGAGAGTGTCTTCGCCTTATGGGGTGGAAAGACGAACAGATAGATAAAATCGTTGCGGCAAAGATAAGCGGAACGCAGCAATACAGGCAAGCGGGCAACGGAATAGTGGTTCAAGTCTTGGAGTCAATCTTCAAGGCTTTATTTTTAGGCGAAATCGAGTAATGGAGTATATAGCAAGCATTAGTTACGGCAAGGACAGCCTTGCAATGCTCGAAGTCATACACAGATACAGTCTTCCGCTCGATAGAATTGTCCATGTGGAGATAATGGCAACGGATACGATACACGCGGATCTTCCGCCAATGGTTGCTTTCAAAGAAAAAGCAGACAAAATCATCTATGAAAAGTATGAAATCCGAGTTGAGCATATCTCATCGCCAAAGTCCTACGAAGACTACTTTTATTCTGTAAGTAACGGGGAAAAGAGTTTATATGCGGGTAAAATATATGGTTTTCCAATGCAAAAGGGGAATTGGTGTACGGGACGGCTAAAACAGTCCGTGCTTCAAAAGGTGCAGAGAAATGCGATTGTGTATATCGGAATAGCAATAGACGAACCCAAACGATTTCATAACCTGACCGAAACAAAAAGAAGTCCGCTCGTGGAATACGGGTGGACGGAAAAGATGTGTCGAGAGTGGTGCGAAGAGAACGGACTATTAAGTCCGACCTACGAAACATCGCTTCGTGGCGGGTGTTGGTTTTGCCATAACCAATCTACGGCACAGCTACGCTTGCTGCGAAAACAGTACCCGAAACTGTGGGTGAAATTATTGGAATGGGACTTGGACAGCCCGATTTCATTCAAGGGGAACGGACGCACGGTTCACGACTATGAGCGAAGATTTCAATTAGAAGAACAAGCAAAAGTCCCAATGGATAGAACTTTCCGTTGGGGGATGATGGAGGACAAATCAATGATTAAACATATCTACACGGCAGAGTCGGTGACTTGCGGTCACCCCGACAAACTTGCAGACCTTATTGCGGACAGCATTCTCGATGCGTGTCTGGAACAGGACGAAGACAGCAGAGTGGCTTGCGAAGTAATGCTCGCCCATAACAAGTGCTTTATTGCCGGGGAGATCACGACCAAGGCGAAAGTCGACTACGAATACATTGCAAGGTGTGTGATTGCCGAAGTCGGCTACGATGCAAACGACATCGAATACGAAGTTCGCATTCATAAGCAGAGTACGGACATTGCGGGGGCAGTCGGCAAGAAAGAACAGGGTGCAGGAGACCAAGGCATCGTCTACGGCTATGCGTCAAGCGAAACCTTAAATTATATGCCGCTCCCGGTAGAACTCGCTCACCGATTGACCGATAGACTTACCGAATGTCGCATTAACGGTGTTATAGCGGGACTTTTACCCGATGGAAAGAGTCAGGTATCGATCGAGTATGACGGGGACAGGTTCTCTCGAATCGTGACCATCGTTGTGTCTGCACAGCACGAAGAAAGTAAAACTTTGAAAGAGTTGACAGAGGAAATCAAGGAAAAAGTAATTGCTCCCGTTTTTGCAGAGTACGACATTTCCAAGACCGAAATCCTTGTCAATCCGTCAGGTCGATTCGTAATCGGCGGGTTCGTTGCAGATACGGGACTGACCGGGCGAAAACTTATGGTAGATACCTATGGCGGAATCGCTCATAACGGCGGTGGAGCGATGAGCGGTAAGGACGCAAGTAAGGTAGATAGAAGCGGCGCATATCTCGCAAGATACATTGCAAAGAACGTCGTTGCATCGAAACTTGCGGAGAAGTGCGAAGTCGCGCTCTCTTATGCTATCGGTGTTCCTAAACCGACCAGCGTTGACGTCAATACCTTTTACACGGGAACAGTCAGCGAGGTTCTCATCAAGAAAGCAATCGAAAAGGTCTTTGATCTTTCGGTGGCGGGAACGATTGAGAAACTCGACCTTAAGAAACCCGTATATGCACAGACGGCAGTTGGCGGACATTTCGGAAAAGACTTCCTTGCTTGGGAACTCGTAGACAAAGCGGAGGAAATCAGTAATGCCATCAACAAGGGATAAGCTCATTACGGACAATATGCGGCTCGTCTACCATATGTACGGAAAAATCGGTGATGGTCCCATAAAGGAAAACTACAAGGAAGACATCATCTCCGAGGGAATGCTCGGACTATGCAAGGCGGCGGACACCTTTGACGCAAGCAGGGGTGTCCGATTCAGTACATACGCGGCTATGTGCATACGGAACGCAATGCTGATGTTTATCCGAAAAACGAGCAAATACTATCCTCACGAAGTATCGCTGAACATGGTAATAGGCAGGGACGCCGAAGACAGCGTACTTACTCTTGCCGATGTCATAGAAGACGAAAGCCAAAGCGAAGATGAAATCATCACTCGAATTATGCTAAAAGAGTTCGAGGAAAAACAAACCCCGAAAGACAAAAGAATACTTCGAGAGATACGTCAAGGAAAGAAACAAAGAGAAATCGGTGAAATTGTGGGTATGAGTCAAGCACAGGTTTCAAGGCGAATTCGAAAAATGCGAGAAAAGTTTCAAAATTAACGAAATTTATACTGGACTTTCGATTGTCTTTACGGTATTTTGTTTGACTTGATAGGAGGTGGCAACCATGACCAAACCAAGGGTTGAAATCCATAGTCGAGGTCCAGAAGGGAACATTTACTTCATTATCGGAAAAGCAAGGGACGCACTCCGCAAGGCGAGACGAATCAACGACTACAACGATATGTGGGAGAGGGTGCAAAACTGCGGAAGTTACACGGCGGCGCTTGCCGAAATCCGCAAAATGGTAGACCTTATCGACCTTGACGGAGCGTTCTAAAAGTCCATAAAAATAATCGCAAAATTCTTTGTTAATTCTTTGTGTTTCGGCGTGTTTTCGCTGGGCTCTTTCAAACCTTTACGGTATTGTTGTGTTACAAAACAGGGGTGCGGAAAGCACACCGAAAAAGGAGAACACACAGTATGAAAAACCAAAAATTCGGAGTCGAAATCGAGCTCACGGGCATCACGAGAAGAGACGCGGCAAAAGTCATCGCTGACTACTTCGAAACAACGTCAACCTATGAAGGCACAGGATACAATAAATACTCGGTGCGCGATAGAGACGGCAGAAAATGGACGGCAATGTACGACAGCAGCATCGATGCAAGAGACAAAAACGACAACCGCTTGAGCGATGAATACAAATGCGAACTCGTAACACCGATACTCGGATGGGATGACATCGAAACCCTACAAGAGATCGTGAGACTGCTCCGCAAGAACGGAGCGATAGCAAACGCGAGCTGCGGAATCCATGTGCATGTCGATGCGACAAACCACACGGCAAAGACGCTACGAAACCTTGTAAACATCATGACGGCGAAAGAAGACATACTCTTCAAAGCCTTGGGAGTAAGCCAAAACCGCGCGGACAGATGGTGCAAAAAAACGGAAGAGGGGTTCGTAGCAAACCTGAACCGCAGAAAACCGACAACCGAATCGGGCATCGAAAGATTATGGTATAACGGAGCATCGAGAAGAACAACCCACTACGATATCAGTCGCTACCACGCACTCAACCTGCATAGCCTATGGCAAGGCAAAGGCATAGAGTTCAGATGCTTCAACGGAACAACCCATGCAGGTAAGATAAAGACCTACATACAACTGTGCCTTGCAATCAGTCACCAAGCACTGACCCAAAACGCGGCAAGCGCAAGGAAGACCGCAAGCACGAACGAAAAATACACGATGCGGACATGGCTACTCCGCATGGGAATGATAGGCGATGAGTTCAAGACTGCAAGACAGTTCCTGCTCGAAAGCCTTGACGGAGACATCGCCTTCAAGAACGGAAGACCTAACAGGGTGGCCGCATAAGCCACCCTATGAAATACAAGGAGATAAAATCTATGAAAAAAAGACTTTATGTGGCTTACGGCAGTAACCTGAACCTACGGCAAATGGCTCGTAGGTGTCCGACCGCCAAGGCGTTCGGTATCGGTACGATAAAGGACTACCAACTGACATTTAGGTGTGTGGCAACAATAGAGCCAGAGATCGGCAAGGAAGTACCCGTTGGAGTATGGGAAATACAACCGAGAGACGAGGCCGCACTCGACAGATACGAAGGGTATCCGAACCTTTATCGCAAGGAAGACATCCAAGTGACGATGTCGGACGGAACGGAAGTCACCGCAATGGTGTACATTATGAACCGAGGCTTGCCCGATTACCCCAATGCATCGTACTACAGGACGATAGAAGAAGGGTATCACGACTGCGGACTTGATCCACAATACCTAAAAGGAGCCTTGGAAGATACGGAAATGCGGAAAAAGAAACAATAAAGATAATATACTGTGTGTTCGAGAAGAGAGATAGAGATGTCTCTCTTCTTGTCGTTTATGGAGGTTGAATGGGAGAGAGTAAGATAATTACAAAACCAAACGGCGAACTATTCAACCCTGACCTTGCACAAAGGGCAATCACATTTATCAATATGCTCAAGCACACCAAAGGGGAATGGCACGGCAAGAACTTTGACTTGTTGCCGTGGCAAACCAAGATTATATCGGACGTATTCGGGACCGTAAAGCCAAACGGATACCGACAATACAATACAGCCTATGTCGAAATACCGAAAAAACAGGGCAAGTCCGAACTCGCCGCCGCTGTCGCACTTTATCTCCTTGCGGGTGACGGCGAGTGGGGTGCTGAAGTATATGGTTGTGCAGCCGACAGACAACAGGCATCGATTGTGTTCGATGTTGCTTGTCAGATGGTAGAGCAATGCCCGGCATTGAAAAAGCGAATCAAGCCGATAATTTCGCAAAAGCGGCTCGTGTATCTGCCGCTTAACTCGTTCTATCAGGTGCTTTCGGCAGAGTCCTATACCAAGCACGGACTCAACGTTCACGGAGTTATATTCGATGAGCTACACGCACAGCCGAACCGAGCATTATACGATGTAATGCTACACGGCTCCGGTGACGCACGAAAGCAACCGCTTTTCTTCTTGATAACGACAGCAGGGACGGATCGCAACTCGATATGTTGGGAAGTCCATTCCAAAGCAAAGGACATCATAGAAGGACGAAAGCACGACAAATCGTTCTATCCTGTCATATACGGAGCGGAAGACGATGACGATTGGGGAGATGAAAAGGTGTGGTATAAAGCCAACCCGTCTCTTGGTGTCACGGTCGATATAGATAAACTGAAAACGGCATTTAACTCGGCAAAAGAGAACCCCGCAGAAGAGAACTTATTTAGACAACTGCGACTCAATCAATGGGTAAAGCAGAACGTGCGGTGGATGCCGATGGACGCTTGGAATAAATGCGATTTTGCGGTAAATGCGGAGAAACTTCTCGGCAGAGAGTGCTACGGCGGACTTGACCTTTCGTCAAGCACCGACATAACGGCATTCGTGTTGGTGTTTCCACCGACAGCCGATGACGATAAATACAGCATTCTTCCGTTCTTTTGGATACCAGAAGACACGATAGATTTGCGGGTAAGACGCGACCACGTCCCATACGATACTTGGCTCGGTCGTGGACAGGTAATCGCCACGGAAGGCAACGTCATTCACTACGGATACATTGAGAACTTCATCGAAGACCTCGGCACGAAATACCACATCAAAGAGATTGCGTTCGATAGGTGGGGCGCGGTGCAGATGGTACAGAACTTGGAAGGTATGGGATTCACGGTCGTACCATTCGGTCAGGGTTTTAAGGATATGAGTCCGCCGACAAAGGAACTGATGAAACTTGTGTTGGAGCAGAAGATAGCGCACGGCGGGAATGTCCCGCTCCGATGGATGATGGATAACGTGTATGTCCGAACCGACCCGGCAGGAAACATCAAGATGGACAAGGAAAAGTCCACCGAACGAATAGACGGAGCGGTGGCAACGGTTATGGCACTTGACCGAGCAATCCGAAACGAAGGCTTGACTGATAGCGTATATAACGAACGCGGAATTATCGTGATATAAGAATTGGCACTATGCGAGACTGCAAAAAGTGCAAAAATGACACTTTCGGAGTTAGAGAAAAGTGCCATTTTCTCATCCGAACAGCAGAAAGTGGAAAAATTTTTCTCATTGCAAAGCGATTTAATGTGAAATTTTACGTTGAAACGAATATATTTTGGCAAAATGCTTGCAAAACGCAATCAAATAGTATATAATAGAACCATCAAAAGAATACTATGTAATGGAGGTATTTTAGAGATGGCAAGAACGGCAAATGTTTTTACAAGGGTAGATCCCGGTATTAAGGCGCAAGCCGAGACCGTTTTGGATCAATTGGGGATATCTATGGCCACGGCTATGGAGATTTATCTCCGTCAAATAGCCTTGCAGAGAAAAATTCCATTCGAAATGAAACTTCCCGCCATTAATAAGCCGATTGCGGTTGGTTCGCTTACTGACGAAGCGTTTAACGCACTTATGGACCAAGCGGCAAAGTCATATGCGGATGGTTTATGTACGGATGTTGCTGATTTTAGAGCAGAGATGACGAAGGAAATAGGGTTATGAGCGAATGGAAAGTAATCCTTACTCCGGAGTTTAAGCAAGAATTCAAGGATATTTATTCTTATATTGCAGAAGTGCTGCTCGTTCCCGAAACGGCAAAAAATCAAGTGGCTCGTATACTTGACCAAGTGGAAAAATTAGACGATATGCCGAACAGGTTTCCGCTGTTTGAAAAAGAACCTTGGCGTAGTCGAGGATTAAGAAAACTGATAATAGATAATTACATAGTTTTTTATTATCCAAACGAACAAACGCAAGAGGTTGTAGTCTTTCATGTATTCTATGGCGGTCGCAATATAGATGAATTGCTCGATAAAGAGAAGAATAAGAGAATCAAGTAAATTTGCAATTTTTTATTAAAAAGCAGCATAAAACCTTGACAAATGATGGCGGATTGAATATAATAATTCGATTTGGCGCGATAGATGCCAAATGGGAGGCATGGGCGAAGGAGTTTTTTATGTTTGAGTATGTTACCAAGGCTGAATACCAGCCAGTAAGAGAAGAACTTGAAAGAATCATCAATCGTGTTCAAAAGGAAATGAGAACCCAATATAATACCTCTTTCCAATTTCGTTTAATAGGAAGTGGTAAACGCCACCTAATCACAAGAGTGGTAAATGGTAATGGTGGATACGATTTTGATTACAATCTCATTTTGCCAGCACCCGAAGAAGGCTATCATTATTTGGCTGATGTTGTAAAAAAACAGTTTATTGAATCTTTTAAGAAGGCATTAAAAGGAACAAAGTATTCTAATCCACAAGATTCTACATCGGCAATAACAATAAAAGTTGTAGATAAGGAAAATAAGAAAATAGAACACAGTTGCGACTTTGCAATTATTTATTACGATGAAGATAGAGTGGAAAATGGCTATTATTACTTACGGAATAACAAAAGCCAAGGCAATTATAGTTTTGAACCAAGAGTATTGAGCCGAGGAATAGAAGAAAAACTGTCGGAAATATTGGAATACCAAAATGGATGGAATTGGATAAGAGAAGAATATCTTAAATTAAAAAATAGAAATCAGGATGTTAACAAGCATTCATTTGTGCTTTATCTTGAAGCCGTTAGTAATGTGTTGAATTGGATAAATCAAGGATAATCAAATATTTAATAGAAAAACCGTACTCAAACCGAGTGCGGTTTTTTCATACCCAAAACAGGAGGAATGAATGAAAATAGAGCGAAGAAAGGTGGACGAACTCAAAGCCGCCGAGTACAATCCGCGCAAGGACTTGCGACCGGGCGATGCCGAGTACGAGAAACTCAAACGAAGTATTCAAGAGTTCGGCTACGTTGAACCCGTTATATGGAACAAACGAACGGGAACGGTTGTCGGCGGTCATCAAAGGCTTAAGGTAATGAAAGCCCTTGGCTACGAAGAAGTCGACTGCGTGGTGGTTGACCTTGACGAAAAGAAGGAGAAGGCGCTCAACATCGCTCTGAACAAAATCAGCGGCGAGTGGGATAACGACCTGTTGGCAAACCTTTTGAAAGACCTTGACGGGAGTGGTTATGATATCACTC